ATTACTGGAGATTCTGAGAATAAGATCCTGGGTATCTGTGTGTATAGTAATAATGGCTTGGGGTTTATATCTTTTAGCTTGCACCTCCATTCCCCCTATCGTAAAGTTTTAACTGTGGTAAGACCATAGCCAGCCTTTGAGGAGTTGAAATTGGATATATAATCCGTTATTCCATTAGAAACTTTTGACTGATTGTCCACAGTCATTCCCTCTACCTTTCCTGAGATACTTATATTATGCTGTACCATTGTGTCTGGAGTTGAGGTGGGGCCTATCTTCTCATTGTAATTTTTAGAGGAAAGAGTAGTATCAGAAGACATATCCCTAACTCTTGATTCAATATTAATATTCTTGGCATTTATTGTCTGGACATCTGCAGTAGAAGAATCTGAGGTAGAATTTACATATGGTCCAGCATTGCTGCTAGGGTCAATTGGCTTATTTTTACCGTGCAACTTATCCCATAGCCACCCAGCACCTTGCGCCCCTGCTACAGACCCTCCACCTATTAGGGCTCCTGAAGCCAAGAGCCCGACTCCTCCTGTACCCACTCCAGCCAAACCTGCAGCACCAGTACCAATAGCACCTCCGATAAGACTGCCTGCACCTTTAAATAGGGACTTGCCAAAACTATTTCCCCCAGCCATGTCTAAGCCCATACCTACCGCAGTTCCTACAAGAGGAACAGGTTTTAGCATAGTTTTCCCCAGTGCCTTCATACCATCAGTACCAGAAGAAAGGATACTTTTAGAGTTCCCTAGCACAGTTTCAGGTACTCCTCTCCAACCACCCTCTGCTGGCCCGAGTTTTGACCAAATGTTTCTAGCTATATTGCCAGCTCCAGATAAAGGCTGAGATGTCCCACTATAATTGGCCCCATTTAGCAAATCACCACCACTAGTTACAGGGGCTGTACGAGCCCATCTAGTCAACCCCCCACGTATACCACCTGGGCCTGGTGGTATGTTACTTCCAAGGCTACGTATAATGCTCCCACCTGCACCGCGTAATACGGAACCTCCGCCTATGCCAGCAGCTAACATGCCACCTAATTGAACAGATGTTGGTAATCTGTTAAATTGAGTCATGATATTAGTACCCACATTACCTGCCCATGTGCCCATGGTATTTGCTCTTTCTTCTCGGTGGGTATCTGCTACGGCTTGTTTACCTGCCATGGATGAATTATACAACTCATTAGCCTCTTTTTCTGAGGCCAGTCCATAGCTTACCAAGGCACTGGTGTACTCTTTGCCCTTCATCCCTCCTATCTTATCTAAAGTCCCATTGCGATTCAGGGTTTTAACTACATCCATTTTATCCGTCCAACCAAATTCTTGTGCTAACACCATTTCTTGGTTGGCTAGGGTATCTTCAGGAGAGGCACCCCCCTTTATTTTCCGAGCACCTGCTAGCATATCCTTTAAATTTTGAGGATCTGATAAGCCCTTTTGACGTTGTATCTGTAAATCTTGGTAACCTGAGATGCCTTGCCACCTTTTGTCTGTCCCTAACCCCATCAACAAGTTACCTAAATTATCACTGTTTTTTATCCCCATATCCATATTAGAGAGTAGGGATGCCCCTCTTTCACCCTTTAAGGTGGAATTGTTTTCCCCTAGTATAGATTGAGCACCAGCAACTGCCCCTAGTTGGTCTGGAGCCATTTGTGTCATAGAGCTTCCAACCTGCTGAGCTAAAGCAACTGTAGAGCGTATTAATTCCTCTTCACGGCCATTCATATTAGTTTTCTTGATAGACCCAGCTAATAGATCTGCAAACCTACGCTGATCACCCTCTTTTACCGCTCCCATTTGGGACAATAAACCCCCAGCACCCGCTAGTAAGTTAGGATCAACCCCATGTGTCCTGCCAAACTGCTGACCATAAGACACATCCTGATTAATCTTGTCCCTGTCCCCTGAAGTGCCTTGGAGTGACAGCAACGTACTAGCAGTATCTAAAGTTTGTTGGCTTGTATAACCATTTTGCATGCCTGTGTTCTGTAGATCTTCTAGAGTGCCCCCATTTATGCCAGAAAAGTTATTACCATAAGCACCTATTTTCATCCCGTACTTAGCAGCTTGGGCCTGCCTTTGGCGTTGGGTATTCATGGAGGAATCTACATATTGACCTGCTCCATATATCCCCCCAAAGGGCAACAATCTAGATAGGGGATTTAGGGCACTATCCCCACGAGACAAGAGGTTGGACTCTCTCATTTCCCCTATTTGACTCTGGTATTGATTGCTCATATTTTGGGATACCCTAGCTTGCTGCAAGAGGTTATTAAGATTATCGCTCCTGGCTTTAGCCTGAGTATAAGCATGCTTTAATTTGTTTTCTTTCTTGGTGTCCGTACCTGTGTAATCCATATAAGCTGTTTGTGCAGTGGCAACTACTGCATCCAAGCTAGACTTTTTAGACTGTAAGTAAGACATGGCTTTCTCAGATTGGGATTTAAGCCCTCCGGCATACTTCATCTGTTTAGAAGATAGATACCCCTTTTGGGCATTCTCCCCTTGAGAAGCTAGCCTCTTTACAGATCTTAGTAACGTCTCTAATTCCCGTAACTTGTCTTTAGCTTGAGCAGTTTCCACCATAACATCAACTTGATACTGGGTTCTTTGTTTAGGGGGTTTTCCTGCGTTTGGGCTTGCCATATTATACCTCCTCCCAATCTGAGATAGATGTTTGCTCTTCTGCTTCTGTATCCTCTTCAAGGATTTGAGGTAGCAAATCTGCACTTGTGTCTGTAGATTCTCCCATTGCGTCCCACTCTTCCATGAAATCTGGATCGTAGTAGGATTCCTTGTCCTCAGAAGGTGTGATTTCAGGGTTTAGTCTATCAGTATCAATAAGATACTGTATAAACATTAAATCCATTTGTTCAGTGGTTAAATCAACATATCTGGAATCAGTGGGGAGTACCTTAAAGGTCTTCTGTACCCACCACTGGAATCTAGCATCATTTGTCTGGGCTATCTCCTGCAGGTTGGCCGTCTGTAGATCCTTTACGAAAAGAGTCCCTCCAGGCTATATATTCTAGAAACACAGCTTCTATAATCTCATACTCTACCTCAGGGTCAAACACATCAAACCACTCAGGGAATTCATCCAACACTATGTCTAGAGTGGATATAATTGTAGCTATGTTATCTGTGACTACATCTACATTGAAGTTCCCCCCCAGCAATACAGACTTCAAAGTCCCCATTTGTAACAGCTCCATTTGGGAGGGCTGGTGTACGACAAATCTCCCTGTAAAGCTTTCATTAATCTCAGAAAAGTCAACATTTACAGCATGTGTACGCCTCTTACCCTGGTTTATTTTTTGCAGAGTGTTGGAACGTAAAGTTTTAAGGACGTCAGGTTGAACTGTGGACATATTAATATTCCCCCTTATACTATTTGTCATTAAATAAAATGAGAACACAAGTATGTTTTAAAATACCTGTGTTCTCATTAGCATCACGTAGAATTACCTTACTAGGAAGTGGCGTTATTGCTAGACTTGAGGTACGTAAAGGTTGCGTTCTCTCCAGCAATAGCATTTACCCGAAAAGTCTCACGATAATTAACGATGGTGCATCCTTCATACGAACGAATAAGAGTGGGAGGGTTAACCGTCTTGTCATACACCGCAATAGTAATGATATCTCTCTTTAGAACTTCTTCCCCTAAAGAAGCATATCCAGCTTTAACCAGATCACCCTTTTGGTCATCAGAAGTACGAACAAAGAATCTTTCTAAGGTGAGTGATCCCTCATATCTGTTGTTAACATGCTCAACTGGCATTATACTACCAATCTCATACACTCCCTCAGTACCAAAAGAACGCTCTCCTTCTAGGCCCTGAGCCTTACCTACCACCATAGTACCAATCTGTATTTGTATAGTATGCCCTGAGTGTACTGTTTGCTTAGATTCCATAACCATTTATTTTCACCCCCATATAATAATTTTAGATGTCTCTTACAAAGTGGGAGGTTATGAGTATAAAGTTTATTGGCTCAATATAGGCCACATCATAATCCACCTTAACCACAGATCCTGAGAATGTTACCGTTATATTCCTAAATGCTGTTATCTCTTCATTAGCTACTGCCTCTGTTAATATGCTCTTTGTTGCCAGGGCAATAGTTGTTATATTGACTGGAACCCCCTTACGGCCAACAAAAGTAGCTTCCAAAGACCTAGTAATTTTATCAGACAATGCATCTGATCCTCGTCGTAGAGACAACTCTCTAAAAGGTGACCCTATTTCAAGGTCAGTAGTGATGGACTGGGCCAGCCTTATGCCCCCACCGTATACATTTTCTAGAGTTGCTACACCAGAGGTCATCAAGTCATCCACATCAGAGCTACCAGAGAGCAAGTTCTTCTCCAAGGCAATCAAATTAAAATAGTCAAATGTGAGTGGCTCAGATGGATCTACCCCTGATGCACGCCCCGCCAGCAAAGCAGCAGTAAAGTAGGGAGGTACCAGTTTAGTGAGTTCTGTGGTAGAATCCTTAATGTAGATCCCCGGATAAGCTAAGACTACCCTAGAGCTATTAAGAAATGAGGCTCTACGCTTAGTATCTGTGACAGATTCACTCAAACTTCCTCCCACAAAAGCTACCTTCCTTTGACCCCTTCCCTCCATGAGGGATACATGAGATTCTGCCTCAGCATGGATAGTGTTGGATGAGGATAAGACGCACAAAATATCGGAAAACTCTTCAGCAACAGTATCAAAATAAGGAGTCCAGCTAGCAGGGGAAGCCCCTGTTGCACCNCCTGTTAACACAGTNCTTGCAAAGTTAGTAATGGCAGCACCAAACGCAATTGNAGCTATCCGTACTAGAGATGAAATTTTATTAATCTGGTTAGGGATGTCCTGAGATACGGCCAAAATATCATAAGGGGCAGTTTTAATGTCAGCAGCCACAACAGGATCTAAAGAGCTGGAGGGTAACAGATTATCAGAGTAAACCACACTATAACCGTCTATAGAGGACAGATATTTGGCCAACTGAGTGATTGTGGAATATTGGGCATCCGCCAAATTAACTGTAACATCTATGGTTGCAGTACCAACATCTGCACCTGTTTTTATAACTAGAGAAGTAGCTTCCTTGGAGACACCATCTACAGCAACTGTTATCCCGGCGTAAGCGTCTCCCCCAGTGTATTGGATAGACATCATAGCACCTAAGTTATTAAATATCTCAGTGATACCTAAATCCCAGCGAGTGATAGTACACAACTTGCTTCCTAGTACTGTGCCATCTTCAAGCTTAATTGCTACTCTATTCCCACCTGTGCCGTATTCAACTGAATCTATTGTCATCCCGCCCACCGCAATACCAGCTTTAAGGAGAGCGTTAGTGGGTAGCACTCCTATGAGGCTAGCACCTCCACCACCTTCAGGGGAGGGAGAAAACACTAGATCCAGCATGTCATACAATTCTCCACCACGTAGGTACTTACGAGCATCCGAGGCAGATGAGAACCAAGCCACCACACCAGGAACTCCCGAATCAGACTCCCCTACGTATATAGGTCTATTGGTGCTGCCTAAAGTTGTCATCAACAGCTTATTTGTGTCGATAGCACTATAGGCTCCCGGATGTACTATCCTTCTACCATTGAATATTACTCCATAATCATTAATAGACATTAATTACACCTCTTTCTATTCTACCTCTTTAAGTACTCACTAATTTTTTGTTCCCATCTATTTTTGTTCATGTGCTGTACCCCATCCATGTAGGCTCTAAAACCTGCCTTTTGCATAACTGATAATCCTGAAGACATTAGAATTTCATTTATATTAATACGTGGAGATATAGGTTCTGTCATACGGGATTGCTCTGTAGGCTTATTTGCCATTTTATTACTCCCCCTCACCAATTACAACTGTCTCTGATATATAGTGATCAGTGACAGTGACCCCAGAAATGGCATCTCCAGCAGGTACTAATACTATTGATTCTATAGATTGACACCAGAAAGTTAGAGCCCTTCGGTACACAAATATAGGGAAGTATTCCGGAGCGGGTTCAAAATCTGTACCTCCTAACTTTTGGTTAAAAAGGCCTTGGCGTATCAATTCATTTCTCCCTGCAAGGAGAGCCCATTTTAACAGGTGATACAATTCCACCGTTAGATCTCCATTATCCGACCAGACTTCTGCCCTATAGCTAGAAGAGTACATGATCTCCAGAAGTTCATCCTCTGTATCCATGTCTATTTCTATGTCTCCTAACCCATCTTGTGTTTCGTCATCATTAGATAACAAGATACATATACAAGGTAAATCAGTAGGTGTTCTGGGAAAACCCCGTATTATCTTAATGGGAGTTTTTTGCAGATACTGGGAGATCCTAGCTAACCTAATAGGGTCAATGTTAAGGATTTTAGGGATAAGTGCAGTATTATTTCTGAGATACAACAGTTTAGACTCTATGACCCTACTGAGTGCATCCTCTATTATGGATAACATTTACATCACCTCTTATCTAGCTTTGGGCTTTAGACTTATACCTCATATGATGTAATATGTCTTGTACCACATCACTTTGATTGAGGTGTTGTAAGGTTTTACTTTCAGTGTGTAGGTTAACCAAGCTTCTTTTTACAAGTCTTTTGGGTTGTTGAGTATACCCCCAAATAGGAGTTCTAAGAGGTCTAGAAAAGGAACTGAGGGGTTTACCCAAACTAGCATACCTATAAACATCTATTGACTTAGTGTGAGAAGGTGGAGGCTCAACGTCATGATCCAACAGATTATCTTCCATACCTGTGGGAATATACCCCTTAGCCATAGTTAAAATCTCTTGTTGTACATGAAGATTATCTTGTAGGCTCATGTAGGAAATCCTCCCGCTTTAGCTGATACTTTTTAGGTAAGGTCACAAACCTTTCTCCACCTAAAGCATGATATACTACCCAGCTGCCCCTGATTTCATGCTCTATATTAATAACAATGTATACGGGCTTAGTAATGTATAGTATGGAATAATAATCTCCAGGAGTGACTTCTTCTGTTAGCCACTTAAGCTTCCTAGGATTGTCAGGGTCTACGATAAAGTCCACTCCTAAAGAATAAGTTGAGTCCAGTTGCCTTACGCAATTAATGGAGGTGACAGGGTATCTCAATGTGTCTGATATGCCAAGGGGCTGGCGTTCAATCACTTCAGAGAATCTTGTAGTGAAGTCAGTAAAAGTGAACCTGTCCCTAAATCCTATTAAATCTGTAGTTTTAGTTGTGGCATAAGCATATCCAACATCATTTAACCCTATCCTATCCTGTTGTTTATTCCCAGCTATACTGGCTACTGCTATTCTAGTTTCTGTGGGGTTAAAGTACACATAACCTAAGCCATGACATGTCTCACATTCATAGTTAGGTTGTCCTGAACGCGAATAGCAGGAGCAAAACATAGCCTGTTCCCAAGTTACTCTATACCCCTTTTGCTGTAAAAGGAGGTCAAATTGTTCAGGCTTTAGATCTACCCTCGGACCACCCATATGGATATTAGGGGTGTCAAATATAACATCTGTTAAGTCAATAGGTGGCTGAGCCATATTTTCACCTCCTAGATTACTACCATATTTATGCCCAAATACGTGTTTTTTAACATCTTTTCAAGGATCTTCATGTCGTCAGTGTAGTTCTTAATCCGAGCACCTGCACCAGAAAATTCAGGTGACTGTGTGGTACCAATAGACTGAGATAAGCCATCTATGCTGATAGTTTGGTTAGCAATACCTGCTCCAATAATCAAGTCTCCCCAAACTTGTAATATACCTATAGATGCACGTTTCATTATATACTCCACTAAGTCCTCTGGAAGGTCATTCATGCCTGCACTATAGGATGCATGAATGATCTGAGGAGCGTAACTAAATGACCCAAGCATCAAAGGCAGGAAATTGCCCCCAGCAGAAATAACCATAGAACCTGCAGTACCTGAGGTAGGGAATAACTGTATCTGACCGGATTTGTTATTAACTCGTACCCAGTCCTGGGGAAATGTTATCATTTGCTGTTCTCCAAAAAACATGCCTAAGCTGTGAACTTCTAGCACAGGCTTTTTATATAATTGCAGATATGACCAACTCAGGTAGTCGCTGGCATAATAATCATGCACTTCATCTTCTACTTCGGTAGGCTCAATAGTAATTTGAAACATACGTTGTGCATACTGTACTGCTGCTTTTAGGTAGTGGTCTAATAATCCTTGCCCCATCTGATTGCCATATATATCCTCTAAGGGCACCCCAAACAAATAGTTGTCCACCAAGAACTGGGAATTCACTTCTGAGAATTGCATATCTATGCCCCCTATTTCTTAGTCTTAACAGATACAGGGGTGACAACTTTTTTGGTTGTTTGTTCAATTACAGGTGCATGTGTAGGTTCAACTATGGGATGGAAATTAGCTAATTTTAATATCCCCCTACACACTTCCTCATCCAGGATCTCACCAACGCCACTGTCATCAAAATTTATAACCCCTTGTGAAAATGCCACCCGTTGTCCTGACAATTGTGTGTTCATTATTTTTGGCATCATGCAACCCCCTATAATAGTAAGATAAGGGGTGTAAGGTTTTAATCCCTACACCCCTTCAAGGTAGCTAGCTTATTAAATTACATTCCTGATCCTAGAAAACTAGGAACATCCGCTTTAATGTTTACATAACGGAGCCATTTCTTAGGGGCATATAAAATTGGAACCCCATACATCAATACCATCCAGCGGATTACAGGCCCAAGAGTGGCAAGATCCATCTTCATCATAGGAGCAAGTTGTCGGAAGGCAATAACCTCAGGACTCATCTCTCCCATGAAAGCTGAGTAGGTGTTAGGAAGGATGGCGTTCTTATCCGTGAATACAGTAACGGCTCCGCCTGCGGAACTGGTTACAGCCAGCTTAGCAATCTCATAAAGTACAGTTCCATCTTTTTCACTGCGATATACTTTCATATACTCAATGGGGAAAGCAGTGGAAGCAGGATTGGTGGCAGTAACAGTGACATTTTTAACCAGATCCCCGCCCGCTAGTATAACCGACTCCACATTACTAGGAATTGAATCCCCATGAGAATTACAGAAAGTTACAGCATACTTATATGTCCCTGCACCAGTAGTTCCAAATCTACCATCGGTAGCTCCTGCTACTATTGCACCAACAATAGTACCAACGGCAGGGGATTTTAAGCTAGTAGCATTAGCATTTATAGGGCGGGTTTTAGTTAGGAAGATGTTAGGCTGAAATTCCACTTCCCCACCGTGAGTCATAAACTTGTTGACCATTACCCCAGCCTGATAGCCACTGGAGGTAGGCATCAACACACGCTCTTTAGGGAAGAATGCCTCACTGAATTGTGCCATTACCTCAAAAGGCAGGTACAGGTCAGAAGGAGTACCGAAGTTCTGGATAAGCATTTGGGCTCCCCAGTTCATATGCTTTTCTTCAAAATATTGACCAGCAAGGTCAATTACGTTACCGGGATCAATCAGATTGACCAATCCATCCCACTCAAGACCTTCATTACCACCAGGTGCTAACTTAGAATTACCCCAGAAGAGAGATTGCTCTACCTTCTTGAGCAACCAAAGAATACCGTCCTGGTTTTGCTTAGCAACTACATTACCAAATGCGCTGTTTACGAGTGTCATAGGGTGGCTAACCTCACGGGTAGTACCCATAAACTTGACAAACGCTGCTTTACGTACGTAGGTGCTGTCATTGGAATCAGGCAGTCCACCCTCACCAACGAACCCTCCACCTTCACGCCCATAATCCAGTTGTTGCCCATATTGTTCAACAGTAGAATAAGCAGGTGTTTTAGGGATTTTCTTCCACATTTTAATATGCTGATCACTGTATGTGAGAACTTTCAGACTGTTTTCTAAGGATTCTACGCGGAAAGCTCCACCACCTGCCAGAGATAGGGGATTTACCTCATATCCTGCGGTTAAGGCTTTATTAAGTGCATCAACGTCTGACTGGGCTGCCATGCCAAAGCCATTTATTCCATTCTGATAATCACTCAAACCTACCATTTATTACACCTCCAAATATTAAGTTATTTGCTGTTTACAATGGCCAAAGCTTCCGGAGAGAGTACCCTTATATCACTCATTGACTCAAAAGCCATAATATCATTCATTACTGAATGATTGCCTCCGTCAAATGCAACATTGAGTTTGGCCAAGACTTCTGATTTACTAAGTGGTGCAGGAGTATTATCCCCAATACTAGCCTTAAAAGATTTTTCCACCACATTTGCTACAGACTTACGTGCTTGGGGCTGAGATTCAATGGTCTCCATACGCTTACTGAGTCTACGAATAGACTTTGATAGCTCTGACTGGGTTTCTAGTACAGCGCGTTGGGATTTAAGGATACCTTGGAAAGATTTAGCCAATATTTCAGAACTTTGTTCAGAAGCCTCTAAAGACTTATTAAGGGACTCTTTTTGACCCTCAAGTACCGCAGAGAGTCCTTTAATCAGGCCTGACAAAAATTCACTGACTTCCAATGCCTTACGTATGCTGTCATCTGAAGAGAGCTCTTCCTCTAAGGACTTTTCAGCGGCTTCATCTTCCTCAGGAGGTACATCATCTGGGTCATCTTCTTCAGTACCTTGATCCTCCTCAGGGGCTTCGTCATCTTCCTCCCCTTCCTCAGGAGCATTATCTGAGATTTCATTAGGTTGTGGCACTGCCTTCACTATAGGGTCACCTTCATTGGTCTTCCCAGCCAGTTCATCTATCTCTTCAAGAGATTTAGCTATGATTTCATCTAGTTTGCTCACAAGGGTGCACCTCCCATTAAATAGTATTTACAAAGTCTACACATCTGTCATAAGACCAACCTTTAGTTAACTGAAGGTATAACACTACTTCCGACTTTGTTATAGATTTTTTTATTGAGAGCTTCTGTTTAAGAATTTTCTTGTTTGCCTCATCACCTATCACATACGATAGATTATGAAGTTGTTTTTCTAAATCCTCCTCACGAAATACACTACCACCCTCCATTTCAGAAGGATTTATAGTGTATCCTGCATTAAGGGATTTATCTAAGTCGGACTCACCTCGAAATGACTTAACTATAGCATCCCACGTGCAGTTAACATTAACTGGATTTGTAGTAATGGCAACATTGTATATTTTTGCCTTTAGTATCTTAGTACCGTCTCTTTGTAGTACCTTCCCCTCCACAGAAAATCCAACACTTCTAGGTGCCTTAGATTTCCTCAAGGAAATCGCCAATTCCCACATACGATCAGCCATGGTGATACCTTTTAGCAAAGTGCCTTCCACATACATTCCTACATCATCTACCCGTGTTGTTGGTAGTGGGTATCCAAGTATCTGGCTATTGTCATGGTCATAGTTAAAAAATCCATGATTCAAAAAATTAGTAATATCCAAGCCCTTATGGATCATGGTCTCACCTTGTCTATCTTCTTCAGGCGTAGAGGCGTATCCTCGGATAAGACGTATTTCTTCTCCGTGCTCATTAGATTTCTCTACATCTGCATCTAAGTGAAATGTAAATGTATCATTATGCACTATATTCACCCCCATTACATACAAAAATATCTATATATTGGCAAATACACAAATGGCTCACATCTATCATTGAGAANCATAATTTTGACCTATGCTATCTTCAATCTGCTTAGTTTCTTCTTGTTCTTGCTGTTCATCTGGGCTAAGATCCTTTTGCTCCTCTCCTTCCATTGGTGTAGGGTTGGAATCCATACCTTGATCCTGTTGTTGCTGCATCTGTTCCGCTTGTTGTTTTTGAAGCAAGTAATTAGTGTAAGTCGGGTCTAATATGATTTCCCCTCCTTCTATTGGGGGGTCATCATTTTCCTTGCGGATCTCATTGATAGTTTTTCGAGTGCGCACTAGCTTTTCAGACAGTTCTGCTTTATCTTGTTCAGTTTCCTGATCCAGACCAATGAAATTAAAAGTGTATTCTTGACTAAATCTATAAATAATATTCTGATTAATGATAGATTCGATAAACCTTAGCAAAGGTCTTAAACCTTTATCCTTAGAATTTTTTAACCTAGACTCCATACCACCTTCCATAATACCCCCAGCGCCTCCACCAGAACCACCTCTATTAGGGAAGTTTATCTCTGAAGGATCTATCTGATACACTGCGGAAACTATATTTATCAAGTAGTTCATCCAGGACTCATACTCCATCTCTCTATTACTTTGGGAAACATTAACGTACTCTAATCCCTCAACAGACACTACAGGTGTCTTCCATGCCCCCATCATACCAGATACTTGAGCTGTCCACTGTCTACGAAAAGCGTCTAATTGCTCCTTAGTAATGTCTGAACCTTTTAGGTTTAAAATGCCTTTGGTAGTACCCCCTTGAGAAAAGAATTTGGAGTTATATTCTTCTGCCCATAAGTGGGCAGTTATCTGATTGATTAACATTTCTAACTCAGAAAATCCATAAGGCTGTATAAGTATATCAGTACGTGGGTTTCTAACTCCAAAAGCCAATTCTAAAGGGGTAAATTCCGATACAATCATTCCATCTATTACCTGAACCCACCCAAATCCATTATCTCCCACGTCAGTAAAAGTCACATGACCACCTGAAGCAACGGATTCTTCAGTTTGCATAGTAGCTGATCTGATGGTGGACGCATCAACAGCGTAGAACTCGGCAGGTCTACCTATTCTGTCAGGTACTATTTCGAAGGCAACCTGATCGTAAACTAAAGAATCTCTTATGATCTTACGTAAAAATGAGTCAAAGGAGTCTCTGGCAGGGTTAGCAGAAAAACCACATTTCTCAAGAAAAAGCTCTAATGCCAGCATGACCTGTCTCTGTTCTTCTGTAGGGCTTTTCTTGGGATCTCTTAGGCGGATTTGGAATCCAATCCCATCATTAGTAAATCTAGCAGGTTGTGAAAAAGAAGATATTTGGTTTACCCTTGTCAATATGACAGATGACACTACAGAATTTCTAGCTGACATCCTCTTTAGAGTGTCATAAGTTATGGAGCTGGGTCTATCCTTATACCCGAGTTGGCTTACTAAGCGCAGGGGGTCTTCTATAACAGCCTTAGACTCCTGAACCCTCTCTGATTTGATAATATCATCCTGAGNGGNGTTACCNATATCTAACTTTGATGTGTTGCCAATCCAAAATGCTTTAAAAAGATTGCTAAAAACTCCCACATATATACCTCCTTGTTGGGCGTAATCATAATTGTCACATACCTATAAAATCCCAATGTGCATAAAAATGGCATACACATAAGGTATATGCCACAAATACTACAAATTATACTACTGCCTGCTCTGTCCCTTTCTGCTTACCTGTTCTTAACTTAGGTTTCTTTTTCTTCTCTGCGGTCTTAGATTTATCGCTGTCTGCCTTCTTATCTCTGAGCTGCTTATCCTTTTGGTGCTCCTGCTCCTTAGAATTGCCCTCTTGTAACTTCCTTTTCTTATTGTCCTGTTCTTCTTGTCTGATCTTATCCTGCTTCTCCTGCTCTTTAAGCTTACGTAACTTCTCTTTTTCAGCCTCAGGCACTATTTTAGTTTTTGGTTTAGAGTGATGGCCTTTACCTTCATGCTCCTTATCCTCACGGTGGAGCTTGCTGGCCGCTCTATTCCCCCTTCTGTCAGCTATCTCTTGAGCTTCAATGGTATCTTTCTTCTTTTTATCTTTTTCACGCTCCTTCATACGTAGAATGGTCTCTCTTTTTTCTTCCTCATCTTTCTTAGCATGCTTCTCAAATTCACTTCTCACCCACTGTTTTCTAGTAATAGTATGACCATTACGAACATAGGTTACTATTGACTGAATTAACCCACCTCTACCCCCACCAGCTTTAAATATAAAATCATCCAATGGTATAAGAAATAGCAGTTTATTTTTGCTACATGGCATAAACTCACCCCCTATATTAGTCTGTACATAATCTCCCCATTCAAAGATTTGAGAGTATTTAGATCATCTTTAATGGGATTTCTCCAGTCTGCTTTCAACATTACCCAGTCTTCCATACTACTCAAAGCTAACAACATCATTTCCCTGCTCCTAGACGCTAGATCTAGACCATTATAATGACCTACACTACCTGCAATGTGGGAATCTTCTGCATCCCCCATAGTGAATAGCTGGGGGGTAGCTAAATAATTGTATAACCTCTTACGATAAAAATCATCTGGGTAGGTAACTAGTACTTCGTGAGTGTCCTCATTGTAGTATACAAACCCCTCTTGAGTCTTGCCAGATTCTTCATCAATACCCTGTATTTTCACTCTCATAGTTATTTCCCCCTATAAAAAGAGTAAGAGATTTAGCTGTCTTGGTGGGAATGACTGGAGCATTGGCCTTTCGACCCTGACCTTTTTTATTGGGTCCTATCTTAGTTGTGTATCTGGTGCGTTCACCAATGCTTCCTGCCCTAGGGAGAAAATCCCCCCTATTCAATAGGTGATCTATAGCATCCCCTAATACCCCATGCTTATGCTCCATTACAGAATAACGATATGCGCTGTGTATATCAGGGTGTGTTTGCTCCATGTCATTCTTGGTAGAAAAAGATTTTGATACTTCCCTGTACTGCTTAGCCTTATCTGCGCACCAATCCACAAAACTCATTGAATCAGGATCACCCTTAGTCCTTTGTCGATATACAAAATAATGGTGTGCAGCAGCAGAGTATTTAGAGACGCTTTCAGCCCAGTGTTCTGCCCCCCACATCGTACCCTTTGGTGGCGCTGTGACATCATTCTTCCAGTTAGAGTCAATAAATTTAGAATCCTGTGCTAGGCTGATTAGCTGAAGTCCAATTGGAGTACCTTCTGAATCTGTGGGGCCATATATTCTACCTTCATAAGGCTGAGAAAAATCATCATCATGAGTAAAATACGCACCCCCACTTAGTCCAGGCCTGTGCTTAGTACATATGGCAGTACCCCCACTGCTGTTAATTAATGCTTTGTGGTAGGATTCGAATAAGGCATTGGAGTGCTTTCCTAGGTATTTTAAAGCCTCTTTACTATTCCAGTGAGTCATGGTATTAGACTTGCCCCCACTTAAAAAATGGTCAATAGAATGAGCAAATTCATGCATTATGGTGGAACCAAAACTGCTATCCTTAAAATACCCCGTGATGTGGAGATCCTTGTCTCTAATTGGCACCTTGGGGTGAAATGAATAGGGGTCAGAAAAAGATGTGAAATCTTCATCAGTTGTGCAAGTGTCTGGTATGGTTATATAATGTCCATTAGGTTGGTATGAAAATACAGGACTTCTTCTGTTACGTATGTCAGGAGGCCTAATAGTTAAGCCATGCTTTATTAGCATATCACTGACTAAGTCGAAAGGTAGATGATTAGTGGCCAGAGTAAAATGTTTTTGTATATGCTCTCTAGCTTTTGGCATAAACTCACTGGATACCCTACCGCTACTAGACCACATTTCTCTCCTAGCCGTCATGCGCTCGATAGACTCCCAGTTCTTAGCAGACTCTTTCAGTACCCAAGAATTATCTTGGCCAAAGGTAGTAGTTACATAATCCATAGCATTTTTAGATTTAGTTGAATCAACCAACTCAGAATACATAAACTTATTGAACTCATCAGAGTATACATCTAAGTCATTTTTAGTAGGGTTCCAAAATGCATGCTCTTTTGCTACCTTCTCCAGCAACCCTTGTCCAAAGGTTAACTTCACACTTAACTCTTGAGGAGCATATTCAATATAATCTGTGTTGTGCATCAATAAATCATCACGCACACTATTTTCTATACGCTCTTTCACTTTACCTTTGTAAAATTTGT